ATCCGTTCAATAAATTTAGTTTCTTCTTTATTGAAAGCAATAGGTAAGGTGTAACCAGATTTTGAAAAAATGTTAAGACGGTCAATGAATGACATATTGTTAATGTTACGGTCTTTGATGCCAAAGAAATCACGTTCCATTAATTCATTGAAGCCGACAACAAACGAACGGCGCAGACCAGGATAGCGGCGTTTCTGACGTTTTTCAATACGTGCATCTTCAACGACATTCAAAAAGCCTTTGAAGTTTGCACCACGGTCATGAACGGCACCATGCCAGCCATCGGCAGGCGTATCTAATGCATGGCCAACTTCATGACCAACAAGCAGGTCATAAAGTTCGGGTGAAGTTTTATCCCAAATAGGAACAGTTAGAATACGGCGTTTTGGGTCGAACCATGCTGTTGGTGTCTTAGCATGTTGAACAGTAAGATTCTCGGTCGCCATGAGTTTGGCAAGACCGGTCTTTTGTGACTGAATGTTATTCATTTGATAACCCGTTTACTATTGAACCATCATTGTATCAAGGATACGGAGATTTGTCAAGTCTAAATCGTGATTGTCATTTCGATAACTAGAAATTGCTTCTAGCACAACACTCAGGCCATAATTATCGATTGCATTTTTGATATCTAGTATAGCAAATTGATAACCTGTTTCGTCATCTAAAAAGTCTTGCAACTTTGACATCTTTACCTCCTGTTTAACGATGATTAATTATCGCACAAACAGAAGGGTTTGTCAAGTGTTATTTTTTATTAACGACCTATCTGACTCAGGTATTTTTCTTTGGTTTCTTCCCAAGTTAGATAGATTAGGTCATCATAAAACAAAGTTTCGGTAGATACTTTATTTTTCTTCTTTAGAAAACCAATTCTACCTCTTGCATGTTTTTCACGCCAAACTTGCGTAAGATGCTCAACGCTAGTGTCAAATGATTTCACCAAAACATCTTCTTTGATTTCACCACGAAGAAATTCACAAGTGTTATCATATAGAGGACTAAAGTAGATGCCTCTGGCATGTTCAGTTCTTATTAGTTGCTTTGGTATATCTAGTTGTGAATATGTGAAGTTCAATGAACGATTCTTATGGTCACGTTTGTGTGGTTGACCAGAATGCTTTTTAGCCGCATACCACTCAAAGTATTTTCTTGTATGATTTTCTTTGAGCCAATCACGTACCATGTATCTTGTTTCTTTTTCTGGTTCGAATGCAACTGAGCCTGACGTAAAGCCCATTGGCTTCCAATAGTCTAAATTGTCATACTGTGATAGACCACCTGCTTTTGTTTTACCATACAATGAAGTAGTAGTTACTCCAACTAACTTATCACCATAAATTTTTTCCCACAATTCTTGCACTGTATCAGACAGACACAACAATGCCAATAATTTGCCGCCAACATAGTTGTAACCTAGTGGTTGTAACGGCACGATTGTGGAGCCAATGGCAGTATGATTAATCATCTTACCTTGTGTTTTTAATTCTCTTGGCCAACCAATAAAGTTATCTCTTGGTGTCAAATCAAGAAAGTCAGATGAAATACAGATAACACCAAGATATTTCTTGGTAACTTTATCACGAACAATAAAATTTAGATTACGACCAATATTACTATTGTTCTTCATTGTAGAAACAAAGGTACGAATGGCATTCCATACTTCAGGTAAGTCATCTCCTTTATTACAATAGATGAGTTCTGGTTGTAGATTGGCATAGTCATCAACATTTTCTGGAATCCAAATATTGTCTTTGACCATTGCAAGAATGCGTCTTTGTTCTTCATCAGCAAGAACTTGCTTTGGACCTTCCCACAAATCATTCACGAGAACAGTAGGATATTTGTCATGTACTTCACACCACTTTTGATATAAAGTATATTCACGAACATCCATCTGTGAAACATAGGTCAAATCTTTTATTAGATTTTGTCTTAGTTCATCAGTGTCAACATGCTTAAATGATTCTACAGAATTCTCTGTCTGCCATTCTTGCCATTGTTGTTCAACATATTGTTTTTCGGTCTGTGTCATTTTTTATTTGAGTTACGAATTATTTTCTTCACCAATTTGTTTGCTTTTTGTCTTGCCATTTTAAGTGCAAGAGGTTTGATATGTTCAGTATATCTTATTCCATCTAAGTGGTCAAGCTCATGAAGGAAACAACGAGCGGATAGCCCATGTAATTTTACCTGGTTTACATTGCCATTTTCATCAGTAAACTCTACTTCAATCCATGATGGTCGGTCAACATTCAAAAACAAGCCAGGAAATGATAAACATCCTTCTTTATCTTTTACATCTGGACCTTTATCAATTACTTTTGGATTAATGCACACCAGTTGAAACTCTTCTGTGCCAATTACAAACATTCTCTCTGCAACGCCACATTGATTCGCAGAAAGACCAAGACCAGCATACAACTTCATTGTCATCTTCAATCGTTTTGCCAATGTGACCATTGCGGGTGCTGGAAATCCACCAGTGTATTCTGGTATTCTTTGACCAAGCATAGAGAACTCTTCTCCGTAAATACGAAGAGGTTCGATTTTCTCTGCTGTCTGTAAACCAGCAGTAGTATCAATCGTTAGAATTTCACTCATTTTATCATCCTCGAAAAGTTCTTTACTTTCTCAAATCGAATTGTATTGGCAAATTTGTCTTGCAATATATCACCCTTGTGACTAATCACAAACAGGTTTACATCCTCAAGTGAATGAAGAATCTTCATCAACTCTTCTGTGCCATTATTATCTAGACTTGAATCAAATACTTCATCTAGTATTAGTAAATTGGTATTGATGGAGTTTCTAAGTTTAGCAACTGCTCTCCATGTCAGCATCAATGCCATATCAATACGTTGTTTCTCACCCTCAGAAAAATTATGGTAACTAAAGTCATCACGGTGTCTGGACTTAATAGACTCTTTGAACGACTCATCAAGATTAAAATTAACAAAAAAATCCAAACTTGTCAAGTATTTGTTTACAAATTTATTGATTACAGGTAAATATTGTTTGACGATGTTTGTTTTAATGCCGGTATCTTTGAGTAACAATGAAGCGGCATCGTAGTACGCCTTATCATCAATTAGTTGCTTGAGTTCTTTTTGTGCGTCTTTGATTTGTGTTTGAAGTGTCACAAGTTCGGTTTGGTCAACACTGTCATTATTTGTTTGTAGATTTTTTATTTCTTTTTCAAGACGGGTAATATTTTCGTTGTAGCCTTTTATGAGTGTTCTTGTTGTGGCTAACTCAATGCGAACGTTCGATTGTTCTTTTTCATCTTTACGAATAACATTCAGTAGAGATTCATGTGCAGATAACTTTACTTGTAATTCTTTAAGTGCCTCATTGAGTTCATGCTCTTTCGATGAGAGTTCAGAGCATAGTGTTTCTTTAAACTCCACGGTAATGGCTTGCCTACAAGTTGGACAATCAGCATTGTGTTCATAGAACTGTGTATCGTTTCGAACTTTGGATATCTTGCTTTCAATCTGAGACTCAACTTTCTTGTACGAAGTAATCTTGTTCTCAATCTCAGGCGCTTTTGCAACAGTGTCATCCAAACTGGACAGTCGTTCGACCAGTATGTTAACCTCATTAGATAAGGTGCTAATGGTTTCTCTGTTACTCTGTATCTCACCATCATACTCTTTTACCTTCTCTTCATTATTCTGATTGAGTTTGTCCAGATGTTCTTTTTTTAAGTCGTACCGTTGTTTCAGTAGTTCGATTTCGTTTTTCTTTTGAACCATTGAGTCTTTGTTCAGTGACAATCTGTTCTTTACCAGACTGTTCATTACTGAAAAGATTTGAATGTCTAGCAAATCTTCAATGATTGCTCGACGGTCAGCAGCAGACAACTGCATGAAAGGAGTAAAGGATGCTGAACCAAGAATGACAATCTGCGTGAAAGACTTATAGTTTAGTTTGAGAATAAACTTCTCTAAGTAGTCTTGATAGTCTCTAGCAGCCGCATCCTGGTTCAGCAAAACCGAGTCTTGATATATCTGAAAGATGTTGGGCTTGATACCACGAACAATCTTATATTCACGATTACCAATAGAGAATTCTACTTCAACAACACAATCTCTGCCATTAATACTATTTAGAAGATTGGGCTTGTTGACGTTACGAAACGGCTTACCAAACAAAGAGAAACACAGAGCATCAAGCATCGTTGACTTGCCTGCACCATTTGTGCCTACAATTAGAGTGTTTGAACTGCCGTTTAGTTGTATCTCAGAAAAATGGTTACCAGTTGAAAGAAGATTCTTCCATCTCAGTTTTTTAAAATAAATCATTCAGGTTCAGTGTTCAATGCCTCAACATACAACTCACGCATCAGGCTTTTTAATTTTTCACTTTCAACATTCAAAGAAAGATTATCAATATATTTCCCAAGAATTGTCATTGTATCTTCTGCTTGGTCAATAACATCATCGTTCTCTGTGTCTAGTTCAGCAAAATCTTCTATCACAGAAATGTCTGCTGCTCCTGCTTTGTACAAATTATCTAACACAACATCAAACAAAAAAGGATTTAGTTTGTTCTTCACTACAACTTTCACATAACAACCTTCATAAATTGAATAGTCGAATGTTCTATACTGTTCAGAAAAGTGTTCAAACTCATCATCATAGTTGAGTTTATAAAACATACGATAGGTGTTCTCAACAAACTCCATATCACGTGTATGTGTGTCAAAGATGTGGAAACCTCTAGGGTCTTTATAATCTGCCCATGTCATTTCATTTGGTGAACCAACATAGAAGATATGTCCATCATCACTCTTATGGTGAAAATGACCAGATAATACTACATCATACTTGAATAATTCTTTTCTGTCAATACCATCATGAGAAACATTGCCACGGTCCATTTCGAAACCGGCAATCTCAAAATGACCAACACATATCTGAGATTTGGTAGATTTTATTTGAGCAAAGATTTCATCTTGGTTATCATCACATATCCAAGGTACAATGTCAATATCGATCCCATCAAAACTAACTGTACTGAAAGAATTATGTACAGTAATGTTATCATACTCTTTTAGAAGTAACTCTGAGGAATTAACTTGAAGGGTGTTTTTGAATGATACGTCATGGTTACCCAACAATGTATGAAGCGTGATGTTATTTTCTCTAAGTTTATCAAAGAAATACTTGCGACACAAATAGAGTGAATTGAAGTTAATAAACTTACGGCGGTCGAATAAATCGCCAAGTTGTATAATGGTTGATATACCATGTTCTTTTAGGTAGGGGAAGAAGATGTTCTCGTAGAACTTCTCTATGTATTTATGAAACTCTAGAGAATCACCACGCATTCCAAAGTGCGTGTCGCCAAGTATGCATATTTTCATACTGCTATTCTACATCATCATCTAAGAACTGTTCAAGCCCCTCTGACTTCTTTGCCTTCTTTTTCTTCTTATTTTCCTCAAAGTTGTGAATGAACTCGGAGATGTTATCGTACAATTCAAACTGTCTCATGTTACCGTCAATATCTTCATACATCTCACCTTCATCTAGTAACCCAAATTGTTGTGTGGCTTTATACTTGACATACAACTGTTTCTTTTCCCGCATAATTCTACGTAGAAATGCGTAGTAAATTATCTGTGTAAAATAGGCAAATGGATTCTTAGATTTATCTGGGTCAAAATTACGGAAGTATTGAATACAGTTTTCAACACCATCAGATATCATCTCATCACGGTAAGTATATGAAATGAAATTTGGCTTACGTGATAGGTGTTCCGCAATCTTCAGAAAACATTCACCAATGTAATCTGGTATCTTTGGTTCTATTTTGTTATTTTCTTTTGCTACTTTACAATCATCACGATATTTGATAAGTGCAGCCAAAAAGTCAGCATTGTTTACATAGTGTTTAGTTGCCATTATACATTACCATAGATATTATTTTTGAGATATGTATAACCCTTGATGAGTTCTTCAACGCCATCATCTAATGTGTGATATGGCACCCAACCAGTTGCTTCTAACTTTTCGTTTGAAACGATATAGTTGCGTTGGTCTGGGTCTTTCTTGATGTCACCTTCTACAATCGTAAAGTTTGGCAATTGTCTCTTGATGATTTCACACAATTCTAACTTAGAAACATTCGCAGATGAAAGACCAACATTGTAAATTTGTCCTTTCATTTCATCAAACTGATAGATTGCATGTAGAAATGCTTCACACACATCACGAACATGAATGTAGTTGCGTTTGAAGTGTCCTTCGAAGATAACAACGTAACCATCATTGACAGCACGATAAGTCAAATCATTTACTAGCAAATCAGTACGCATACGTGGTGACATGCCAAATACGGTAGCAAGACGATAACTGATTGAGTTTTCACGTTCCATCAAAACTTTTTCAACAGCAACTTTATCTACGGCATACTTTGAAATAGGACGCAGTGGTGAATCTTCAGTGCAGAAATTGTTTTCATCACCTGTGCCATATGCTGAGTTTGTTGTAGGCATGATGATACGCTGTTCTTTTGATGTAGCATTAAGCATCCAGAATACAGCATCTTTGTTTGTTGTATCTGCACCAACAACATCTTTATTACAGAGTGGCGCACCAACCAAAGCAGCAAGAGGAATAATAATGTCTGCTTGTTTGAGAAGCGGTGCAATATGTGCAGGATTACGAATGTCACCATTTACAATTGTAAGATTTTTATTATCGCAAAGATGATTCAGTCCACTTTGACGAAACATAAAGTTATCTAATACTGTAACTTGAAAGTTCATCTGAAGTAGATACTCTACTAAAATACAACCAATGTAACCAGCACCACCAGTTACTAATACTTTTTGCCGATCCATATTATACCCTGTTCAAAATGTTTACAATTTCGTCGATTTGTGATTCTTTGAGTGTTGGATAGTTTCCAATGTAGAAAGAATAAAAATGCATGTGATCCGTGTTAGGATATTTCTTGTAGTGATCTTCTGGCACAATGTTCTTCAAATATGGTTGACGTAATTGGTTACCACCACCAGCAGAACCTCTTCTGAACTCAACTTCTTCATCACGCATTTTATTCATCAAACGATTTACAAAATATTCTGTGCAATAATCTGGCTGTAAAACAATGTTGAACGCATAATTGCTACAACCAACAAGTTTGAAATCTACTTTGTATTTCTTTTGATCTAGTTTAGATAGAAAGTGAAATAGATTTTTATTTCTTAGATCAACATTTTTATCCAGATACT